TGACTTAGAAAAAGCACAAAAGGCTGAAAATGGCGCTCACAACCTATGCTGAACTGAAGACCTCGGTCGGGGACTGGCTTAACCGCACAGACCTGACGACTGCTATCCCTGACTTCATTAGTCTGGCAGAGGCTCAGATCGAGAGAAACTTGCGCACCAGACAGATGATCGTGCGTGCTACCGCGTCGATCACTACCGAATATTCGGCAGTACCTGCTGACTTCTTGGAAGTCAAGTCTTTCAAGCTCGATACCAATCCAGTCACACCATTGGGGTTTGAGACTATCGACTCAATGGACACCTTGGCGGTTACTTATCGCTCGGCTGCCAAACCTATATTTTTTACGGTGGTGGGCGAGCAGTTTCGCTACCTACCAGAACCAGACACCGCATATACAGGTGAGCTTATTTATTACGCAAAGTTGAGTAAGTTATCAACTGCGAACACAACAAACTTTTTACTAACTGCTGCACCCGATGTTTACTTGTACGGTGCTCTTATGCAAGCAGCACCGTACCTGCAAGATGATGCGAGAATTGCTGTATGGGCATCGATGTACCGAGCTGGTCTTGAAGAGGTCACGCAAGCAGATGATCGCAGTTCTTCAACTGGCGGTGTATTGATTGCACGCGCAAGAACTTTGGGATAACAGATGCTAGTGAACACAACAAAAGGCGAGATGGATGTCTCCTTGCTAGAGAAGCGAGAAGGCACTACCGACAACGACAACGAGACGACAAGCTGGGTTGAATATTGGCTACAAGGCGAGCTTGTGCATCGCTCAGTCGATATGACCTTAAAACGCAATGTGACTGGTGAAGCAGTCGCGCAATCTTTGGGTTGAAGATGGCAGGTAGACCAAGAATTTCAGAGCTAGAAAGATTTATGTCTCATGTGCATAAAGATGATTCTGGTTGCTGGATTTGGTCTGCATTCTGCATGAAAAATGGATATGGATTATTTAGAAGTCCAAAAAAACATGATCTTGCGCACAGAGTTGCATACAGACTGTTTAATGGATTATTAGATAACAGAGATGTAATGCACAAATGCGATGTTCGTAATTGTGTGAATCCAGAACATTTAAGTCTTGGTACAAGACTAGAAAATATGCAAGATGCAAAAGCAAAAGGCAGAGTGTGTTTTGGAGAAAGACATGGAAGATCAAAGTTAACTAATGAACAAGTTGATTTGATAAATAAGTCAGATAAGTTTCAAAAAGAAATTGCATTAGAGTTTGGAATTTCTCAGTCTCATGTGAGCTGTCTTAAAAGAGGCAGTAAGTGGCAAAATAAAATCGTTAATTGGGTTTAACCCAAGAAGGGAACTATCATCGCAAATACTCAAGCAATGTGTACATCTTTCAAAGTTGATCTGCTCAACGCTGTACACGCATTTTCTACCAGCGTACCAGCGCATACCGCATCGACTGCCGACACCTTCAAGGCTGCGCTATACCTTGCGTCTGCAACGGTTAACGCAACGACAACTGCATACTCAGCAACTAACGAGGTATCTGGCACTAACTACACGGCTGGCGGTGCTACGGTGACATTTGGTACAGCACCAAGCTCTACCAGCACGACGGCATTTGTTACGCCAAGCGCGTCAATTTCATATTCCAATGTGACTCTATCAACTGCATTTGATGCCGTCTTGATCTACAACTCAAGCCAGTCAAACAAGGCTGTCAGCGTCCACACCTTTGGGTCGCAGACAGTTACGGCTGGAACATTTACCTTAACGATGCCAACAAATGATTCAGCCACAGGCTTGATCAGACTCGCTTAGTAAGGAGGCAGCAAGATGGCTGCTTATGGATCGGGTGCTTATGGCGCTGGTCAGTATCCAATATTAGATGGAACTTATGGCTCTGGTGGCTATGGGCTTGGCGTTTACGGTAAATCAAATATTGGCATAGACGGCAACGCTGTTACTGGTGCTGTCGGGACTTTACTTGCAAGCCGATCAATTCAAGAAGACGGCACGATTGCCACAGGTAATGTCGGAACAGTCGGCATTTCTTTAAGTTTTGCGATTACAGGCAACTTGTCAACCCTGTCGGTTGGCACTCTTACACCGAATACATCACCAGCAGTTACAGGTAACGCTTCAACCTTGTCGGTTGGAACTGTTACGCCATCAATGTCGATTGATGTTTCTGGTAACTCTTCAACCCTGTCGGCTGGCTCTGTACTGGCTGCATTGTCTGCTGCCGTATCTGGCAATGCAGCGACTGGCGCTGTCGGCACGATGTCGCCAGAGACCATCTCCTTCGTTGCTATTACTGGCGTTGACGGTACTGGCTCAGTCGGTAGCGTTACAAACGGCATAAGTATTGAGATAATTGGGGTTGAGGCATCTGGCTCAGTCGGGACAATCGTAGGTTTTGGCTGGGGTGCAATACCAGACACGGCAGAGACTTGGACGGCAGAGGCAGACACGGCAGAGACTTGGACAGAAATATCAGATAATTCAGAAACATGGACGCAAGTCCCAGCATGAAGGTGAACTATGGCAGATACCACAACAACCAACCTATTACTTACCAAACCAGAAGTAGGGGCTAGTACTGACACTTGGGGGACCAAGATAAATACAGACCTCGATTTGGTCGACGCTCTGTTTGACGCTGGTCCATTGCTCAAGGTCACCAAGGGCGGTACAGGTGTAGGCACAAGTACAGGTAGTGGTGCAAATGTCTTAGGAACTAGTCCTACTATCAACAATCCCACAGTCACTAACTATGTTGAGAGCGTTGTGGCTATCGGTACTGTAACAAGTGCAAGCACAATTTCTTTAACAAGTGGAACAGTTCAAACTGCAACACTAACAGCATCTACTGCTTGCACATTCACAATGCCAACTGCTACGGCTGGCAAGTCTTTTGTTCTTTTGCTAAAACAAGCAGCAAGCACAGGAAACGGCACAGCAACTTTCACGGGCGTGAAGTTTGGAACTGCTGGCGCACCAACAATCACAGCAACTGCTGGCAAGATGGACATCTTGACCTTTGTTGCTGATGGCACAAATTGGTATGGTTCTGCTGCACAAGGATACACACCATAATGTTTGCCTCTAAGAACTTCTTTTTGGCTGGTGCAGCACCTTATCTTGGTCCAGCGACTGTTGAATATTTAGTCATCGCTGGCGGTGGTTCTGGTGCTGGTTTAGGGGGTTCTGGTGGTGGTGGCGGTGCTGGTGGCTATCGAACTGCAAGCGGATTTTCTGTAACTGGTGGATCGCCCATAACACTCACAGTCGGTGCTGGTGGCGTTGATACTGGCGCTGGTAATGTTGGCAAAGGAAATAACTCTGTTTTTTCTTCCATCACATCTACTGGTGGCGGTCAAGGTGGAGAGGGTGGTGTTGAGGGATATATAGGTGGGTCGGGTGGTGGTGGTTCATATCTATCGCCTACTGGTAAAGCGGGTGGTATTGCAACACCAAGTGGACAAGGAAATAATGGTGGTAAAGGCTGGGATGGACTTGCGCCTTATGGCTCTGGAGGCGGTGGCGGGGCTGGCGCAGTAGGAGCAGATGGTGGCGTTAGCGGTAGCGGTGGTGCGGGTGGTGCGGGTTCTGCATCATCCATAACGACATCCTCAGTTACCCGTGGCGGTGGCGGTGGTGGCTGGGCAAGTGGAGGCTCTGGCAGTTCTGGTGGGGCAGGAGGCTCTGGCGGTGGTGGCGCTGGAGGAACTGGAAATGCGGGAACATCTGGAACTGTCAACACGGGCGGTGGTGGCGGTGGTAGTCAAGGGACAGGCGGTAGCGGTGGCTCTGGCATTGTGATTATTCGCTATACAGACACCTTTGCTGACATTACGACTATTGGTGCTGGACTAACCTACACAAAGACAACAACTGGCGGTTATAAGATTTATTCTTTTACTGCTGGTACTGATTCGGTAACTTTCTAATGGCACATTACGCATTTTTAGATGAAAACAATGTTGTCACCGAGGTAATCGTTGGCAAAGATGAAACCGATACAACCCATGATTGGGAACAGTATTACGGGGCTATTCGTAGTCAAGTTTGTAAGCGCACTTCTTACAACGGCAACATTCGTAAGAACTATGCAGGGATTGGTTGCACTTATGACGCACAAAGAGATGCGTTTATTGCTCAACAACCTTATCCATCGTGGACATTGAACGAAGATACTTGCCATTGGTCTGCACCTACACAAAAACCTAATGATGACAAGATTTATCGTTGGAATGAGCCTACATTGGCATGGGTTGAGGTGACAGCATGACCACAGAAAGCACGACAGAAGGCATTTCAGTAATCGCTGCCAAGGTAGCACCGCCAGTAGGCGTGTCATTGGCGACTGTCGCTGGCTTTCAAGTCAGCGAAGTATTGATCTGGGCGACTCTGATCTACACCGTCTTGATGATCTGCCACAAGCTGTACCAGATTTATAAAGACATAAAGAAGTGATGTGTTTGATCCCATCACCATT